CGCTTTCGACTGCCATTCACTAACATGACTGGTGCCAAAGCCATGTTGGAGCATGTGCGTCAAGGTGGCCGGCCCTACGATGTGCGCGGCAATCACATTTGTGAAATGGTTTCTGAACTCAAAGTACTAAACAGATTCAACCGAGCCAGTGCTGGCCGTGTGATGGAAGGCGTTACGCAGACCATAGTGGAGCAGGCACAGGCCTACTACAAGAGCCTGCGTGAAAGTCTCAAGCGCATCACACACAGTCGAGGCTACAACACCTACTTTGAAGCCTGGCATCCAGCAGAAATTGGCGAACACGAAAGCCTGGTAGAAGATATCAAAACCATGTTTGTACAACAAACATTGGACACCAGAATCGAAGCAGCATTGCCATTGCTGGCTCGTATACAACAACAAGGAAATGCTATGAAAGAAGCTGAAATTTTTGAAAGCTGGATCAACAATCTAGCCGAAGGCACATGGAGCCTGCCTGAAACTCCTGAACAACTCAATCAACTCAAAGAGCTAATGAGTCAAGAACTCATTGTTGGCCCTGATGCTACCAATGCAACAGAACAACTGTACTCTCTAGTTGGTGACGACATCTTGTTTGATCGACTAGGTGATTTGGCCGAACGTGATCCACGAGCAAATGCCTGGAACGACACAGGTGTTATGGAACGTCTGCGTGAACTAGGGATTGAAACTCCTGAGCAGGCCCCTGCAGGCGCAGAACAACCTCCAGCAGCAGAGCCAGCTGCGTCAGCTCCGGCTCCAGCTCCAGCTGCTGCACCAGTGCCTCAGCAATCTGTGGCAGAAGAACTCAATGCCATGCGCAAGGCAGCTGGATTGCCAATGGTAGAAGGTCGTATGCTTGACGAAAACGGCGAAACATTGAGTCATATCATGGATCGTTTCAAACACGAAGTTGATCAGTTTGAAAAAGGTGGCGACCTAGACGACGACTTGTACTATGCCTTGTTTGACTATTATTCAGACCACGGCGAAATTCCCTACGGCATTGCCAAGGGTCGTGATGGTGATCCGTTTGAATGGATCACAGATCGTCTAGATCAAGAGCTAGGCACAGGCAACCATGCCATGCGTAAGCTACCCGAAGCTGATCCTATTTCCACATTTGAAGTCATGAGTGGGTTTGACGCACCAGTTGCCGAAGGGTCATGCAACATGACTGCTGAAGGCGAATACTGCCCCGAACATGCACTAGCCGAATGTGGCAGCATGTATGAAATGAGCACAGTAGCAGGAAGCATGGCTCCTGTTATAGGTGAAGATGACAGTAGAGACAAACACTATTATCAACGCAACAACATCTGGAGAGTCATGGACGGTGACGAACTAGTACACGAATATACGCCCGACCGTTATGAAGTTGTTGGTGCTAAAAAGTTGTTGGCTCAATTGGATGATGAAGGCTACGATGTTACACACGTTATAAGCCCCATGGGAACTGTTACATACTTGTATGGCAAACCAGAAGATGAAATGGATGAAGGCATTGTGGGTAACATGTTTAACAAAGCCAAAAGTATGTTTACAAAACCAGCAGCAACAGCACCTGCTACAACAGCAGCAACGGCTGCTCCGGCACCTGTAGTTCCTGATGCGGCAACACAAGCAAGAATTGCGGCTGCCCCACAGGGCTATGATCCAAACACTGGCAAGCCACTGCCTGTCGCAAAGACTACCATGAAGTTACCTCCGGGTGTTGTAAAAAAAGGTGGCACAATGGATATGACTAAAAAGGTTGTAGCACCAGTAGCAAAGCCCGCGGCAGCACCTGCACCAGCGGCTGCACCTGCGCCAGGTGGAGTTCAAGGTATCAAGAGCAATGTTGATATTAACACCCTACAAAAGTTTAATGGCATAGTTGATGTCCCGCCAAAGATAAAACCACAAATCAAAGATGCCAAGGGCAGAACTTGGACAAAGTTAACCGGTGGTTGGACGCAGGATGGTTCAGACCGAACTATTGATCGCCAAGACAGCACATATCAATCATTTGATGATGCATGGCGTGTGGCCAACGGAGCACAGCCAGGTAATGTAGGTGTTCCAGGAGCACAACAACCAGCAGTAGCCGAAAGCAAAGACGATGCATTGTTGGCTAGAATAAAAAGTCTGGCCTTGATAAAATGATTTAAATATGGGCATGCTAAACTTTAGTAATGCCCAACAAATCCTTCCCACAGTCTGGCGTTTGCCAGACTTTTTCTTGGACTACGAATCTGTACGTTACAGTTATCGCAGTCCAGAACAATCATGGACAACCCAGTATCCCAATCGACTGTTGACACCCTGGGGTTCTAATGCCCTATTGGAGTCTGCACTAGCACAAGCACCTGCACAGATCAACCAGTTGACAAATCATTTGGTGCAACAGCAAGTGATCTACTCTAGCATTGACTTGAGTGGCAGCCAAATCATGATGCATAGACTACATCCAGATATCCGTTGCTTTATTCAAGTGTTCATGGGCGCAGAACCCGCTCCTGAAATGTCAAGTGTGTTCTGCAACAACTTAACTGTGAATGCAAATCACCCTAAAGATTACGCAGAAATATCTGAATTCAAGCCTGAAGATTTGGTCAAAATAAAATACCGCCCCAACGAAGCCTGGTTAATGATCAATCAACCTAGATGTTTCTTTGGAACGGCATATGAAGTTGCACCTAACTCGGTGCGTGAAACTGTAAACTTACACTTTGGCGCGGAACTGCCAGCAAGCACTTAATCGTGTGCCTGTGATGGTGTCTGCATGATGCTCTTTGAGATCAGTGTTTAGATTAATATAGCCTGTGTTGGGCACAAAATCAAATCGTGTGCGTGGTGTGCTGTGTGTAAACTCAGTGCCATGCACATCGCCGTGTGTCCACAAATACACTTGATAAGTTACTGCTAGTAATCCTGCATCTGAGTGATATGGACAATGCCAGTTACTCAAATCCAACCACATTTTGCATTCTGCAGGCATGAGCTTGATACCAGTGATGCGTTCTAGTTCGGGCATTATGTCAGGAGCCATGCCCTGAAGTTGTTGTAGGGTAGGGCTGTCAGGAGTCAACTGCAAGCGATACTCTAGACAGTCAGCGTGTCGGTGCCATGAGTCTGCATGATTCAAGTGCGTAGAGGCCAACTGCTGAAACGTGTCTTCGGCAAAGCAGTTTTTTACACTCCATAGGTTATTGGCAACAGTGGTGACTTCGGAGTCGGTATCGTAGATATGGTGAATAGTCATAATAGTATTTACTAATAGATCTCTGAGTTTTTTATATTTTTGGTTGCTCTAGAACAAAAGGTATGTGAATAAAATCTTTAATTTCTGTTAACTGTGATTCAGCCAACGTTTTGATGTGTTGATGATTGTGCTCTAATACGTCTTGAAAATGTTTGTACACCGATCTTGGATTGTCAGTGTGATACAAACGTTGTATTTGCTGCCAGGCCATAGCATATCGTTGGGCATCGTTGGGCTCGTTGTCATAACTTTCATCAATGATATCTCCATGAAACGTTTTGAACCCTAGTTCTTGCAATCTCTTCAAAAGTCCTGCTCCATTAAACATGATAAAAATGCGTTTGGCAAACAAACATTTTGCTGTTTTTTCTGTAAGAAAAGTATTGCTGTTGCCAATATCAGCAGTTTCGCAAACTATGCTATACCAGCTGCTTTGATATATGCCCCAGGGCACAATCACGCTCATTGGTGTATTGTCTCCAGGCAGACCATAACCGGGTCTATAAACAAGATTAACACTGTATTGTTCACGTGGACTCAGGTCTTGAGTGTCCTGTTTGAATTTATGCACCACTGTTTCTTCCAGTTGGTTCAATGCAGGTGATGTATATCTTTGTATGATACCATGCTGGGCAAAACCAACTGGATCAATTTGATTGATTAGATTAGGATCATCCCAGGGTCTTGGCTGTAAGTTTACCAAGCAATGGTCTAGAAATTCAGATTCTAAGAGCCTGTACATCAAATAAGTTCTGGCTGTTTTTACAGTACCCATTAGTACGTCAAACATGTGCTTGCGAAAAGGCACAGTCTTTTCAGTAATTTCTTGAAACGAATTGGCCTGTACCACGTAAGAAAAAAAACTTAGTTGGTCATTAAAAAACCGATCTTGTGGAGGATGTGTATATCGTTGACTACCGGCAAACACACATTTTATTCGATCGTTGTGAACAGCATTACAAACATCTCCGTATACCCTGGGCCACCAATTGTTCATAGCTTCAGTGCTGTGAGTTACAACAATGTCGGCCCAGTTCAGTGCAAGGTTTGAAATCAAAGTCGGATGATCCTCAATTGGTCCAGAGTCTGCAATTGTTCCGCCGCTGAGAGGTCTAGCAAAATGTTCAAAAAACAACAATGCTACTTTTTTTCTCTTGTCGTTGTTGTCAAATTCTCCAGGTCCCGGCGGCCGCACACCTCGATAGATCTCGGCTCGCGGAAACCATTCTTGCCCCACCATCAGTGCTCGGTTGTATTCCCACCATGAATGTGGATCCCATACAAACCATTCTGTTTGATCGCGCATGTCAGGATTGCTGGCCCAGACCTTGCGATGGTTGTCCCACACATAAAAAACGTTGTTGTCCATTGTTGTACTTATAGAACAAAAAACTTTGCCTTTTGTATTGCAATACTAAATAAAGTCGTATACAATACAACTTGTATGCACAGGCAACATACAATCTAAGAATATTAGATAGGCAAAACATAGGCAACTTTACAGGAGATATTACTATGGCATCATTAGCAGAAATTCGCGCAAGACTACAGGCAGCAGAGAACAACAAAGGTGGGCAATCCACCGGAGGCGGCGACCGATCAATTTACCCCCACTGGAACATGGAAGAAGGACAAAGTGCTTCCTTGCGTTTCCTTCCAGATGGTAACACAAAAAACACTTTCTTTTGGGCAGAACGAGCCATGATTCGACTGCCATTCAACGGAGTCAAAGGCGAGATGGATTCCAAGCAGGTCATGGTCCAAGTACCTTGCGTTGAGATGTGGGGCGAAGCTTGCCCAATCTTGGCCGAAGTGCGTACCTGGTTCAAGGACAAGAGCCTGGAAGACATGGGTCGCAAGTACTGGAAAAAGCGCAGTTACATCATGCAGGGCTTTGTGCGTGAGAACCCCATTGGTGACGACAAGACACCAGAAAACCCAATCCGCAAGTTCATCATTGGACCACAGTTGTTTACCTTGATCAAGGGTGCGCTAATGGATCCTGAACTGGAAGAATTGCCAACAGACACCATGCGTGGGTTGGACTTCCGTATTGCCAAGACTAGCAAAGGTGGCTATGCTGACTACAACACTAGCAAGTGGGCACGTAAGGAATCGGCTTTGACCGAAACCGAGCAAGCGGCAGTGGAAACACATGGTTTGTTTGACTTGAGCACATTCTTGCCCAAGAAGCCAACTGACGTTGAGCTCCGTGTTATCAAAGAAATGTTTGAAGCAAGTGTAGATGGTCAGCCGTACGACACAGAGCGTTGGGGTCAGTACTTCCGCCCAGCAGGCGTAGGTGCTCCTCAAGGTGGCAGCACAGACGAAGCACTAGCGGCACCTGCACCTGTGGCACGTACAGCAACTCCTGCTCCTGTAGCAGAAGCAGCACCTTGGGAAGAAGACGCTGCCGAAGCAGCCGCTGCACCAATCGTAGCACCCAAGGCAACACAAAATGCACAAGACATTTTGGCCATGATTCGCAGTCGTCAACAAAAGTAAAAAATACAAGCCCGTGACACGGGCTTGTTATTATTATGAAATTTTCACTTGTATTTGATAATTCAGGAGATGTCCTACCTTTTGATGTAGTACACAATCATGAACTGTTTGCATTTTTTGTTGAAAAAGCCAATGCTGCAGAACAAAATTCTTTTTTTAATGATCGAGTTTTGTTCAAGCAGCTGGATCAAAAGTTAACTCATTTGCATTGGGCATTGTCGAAAACCAACGAAGTGCTGTATGATTTAATTAAAAAATCTTTCAACCAGCAAGAACATTTGGTCAAATATCTTGACCAGGATTTTTTAAACATGACTCATTGCGAGTGGGTACATTCGCAAAAGTCTACAGTTGACATTGACACATTAAGATATAGTGCAGACAATAATCAAGCAAAACTTGGGAATACATTACACGATGTGTATCCAGATGAAATTCGTGTAATAAAAATTGCAGAGGCTCTAGAAAAGTTAGGATACATATATCCTTACGAAGAAGTTAATTTGGCTGTACACAGGCTTGAATCTAGTTTTACCAAAGTAAATTTAGAATTTAAAGCAGATCAAAAATGGAATGTATTTGATAATCCTTTTGTAGATACACTGTCATCAAACAACGACGTTGTGAATTTTTCTTTTGGTTATACCTATGTTGGTCGACAATACTATGACAAGTTTATTAATTTTGATACAAATTTAAAATGCGACGATCATTACAATTACGAACAACTTGAATTTGCATTTCAATTGAATCTAGCAAAACCGCAGACGATTCCCTACAGCAAAGAATACCTGACCTGGGCCGAACAAAACAACACCAGACCGATAACTACTCAATTACCGATTGCAAATTTAGAAAATATCGATAACAAGTTGTTTGACTATCGAAAGATACTTTACAGAAATTCTCGAGACAACAATCGAGCAAGAATATTTTTACACTAAGGACAAACATGGGAAAACCATTTGATATTTCAAAGTTCCGTAAGGAAATTACCAAAAGCATTGATGGCCTTTCGATAGGCTTCAATGATCCCACAGACTGGATCAGTACAGGCAACTATGCCTTGAACTATTTGATCTCTGGTGACTTCAATCGCGGTATTCCGCTGGGCAAAGTCACTGTGTTTGCTGGCGATTCAGGTGCAGGCAAAAGCTACATCTGTAGCGGCAACATTGTGAAGCATGCACAAGAGCAAGGCATCTTTGTTGTATTAGTTGACAGCGAAAACGCACTAGACGAAGACTGGCTCAAGGCTCTGGGAGTTGACACTAGCGAAAGCAAATTGCTCAAACTCAGCATGGCCATGATCGACGATGTGGCCAAAACAATCTCCACATTCATGATTGACTACAAGGCCTTGCCCGATGGCGAACGTCCCAAGGTATTGTTTGTGATTGACAGCTTGGGAATGTTGTTGACGCCCACAGACGTGAATCAGTTTGAAGCAGGCGAAATGAAAGGTGACTTGGGTCGTAAACCCAAAGCACTCACAGCCCTGGTTCGTAACTGTGTCAACATGTTTGGTAGCTACAACGTAGGTCTAGTATGTACCAATCACACATACGCAAGTCAGGACATGTTTGATCCTGATGACAAGATCTCCGGTGGTCAGGGCTTTATCTATGCTAGCTCTATTGTAGTAGCTATGAAGAAAATGAAGCTCAAAGAAGACGAAGACGGCAACAAGGTGTCTGAAGTCAACGGTATTCGTGCAGGCTGCAAGGTCATGAAAACACGTTACGCCAAGCCCTTTGAAGGTGTGCAGGTCAAAATTCCTTACACTACAGGCATGAGCCCTTATTCGGGACTTACAGATTTGATTGAGAAAAAAGGTATGCTCAAGAAGGAAGGCAACAGTCTTGTGTTTACCACAAGTGCTGGAGAGATCATCAAGAAGTTCCGCAAAGGTTGGGAACGCAACGACGACGGCTGCCTGGACACTGTGATGAGCGATTTTGGCAACATTCGAGAAACTGCCACAACCGAGGCCGAAAGCGAGGATGCAGAATGAGCTCTACAGTAGCAAGCGAAATCTGGAACGAACTCAAACGTTATGTCAACACAGTAGATCGTAGCGAAGCTGCCGAAACACTAGTAGCTGTGCTGATTGATCACGACGAAGATGTAGAAGACATCCGTGATGCATTCAAGCATGACAGCGATGTCAAGCGAGCACTCACAGCATATCTTGACAATGACAAAAACTACGAAGAAGACGAAGACATCGACGAAGACATCGACGATGACGACAACGAATCTGAATGGGAAGACTAAATGTGGTATGCCCGTGTAGTAGCGGACTTGTCCGCCATTCCTGACTTTGTGCAGCACTACGAGCGAG